GACGAACTAAAGCTGATTGAAAAACTTGATGCCTTAATAGATAATGATGAAGTAATTAAAACTTTAGGTAAACAAATACTAAAAGGAGACAGTAGAGCTATGAATCTATATTTCGGTTATAGATATGGCAAACCTAAAGAATCTGTAGACATATCTTCAAGTGATGGCTTTAATGTAAACTTTAGAGACCTAATCAAATTTAAGTGATTGAAATAAATAAAAAGTATGCTCCTATTGCTGAATCAGATGGGAGGTACTTTATTGTAACTGGAGGACGTGGGTCTGGTAAATCATTCTCCATAAACCTCTTATTAGTTCTTTTAACTTATGAAGCTGGGCATACTATACTGTTTACTCGTTACACTTTATCTTCTACTTATATTTCTATTATCCCTGAATTTATTGAAAAACTTGAACTGCTTAAAATCTTTGATGACTTTCATATTACAAAAGATGAAATAAGAAATAAGCGTTCTGGGAGCAAGATAATCTTTAAGGGTATCAAAACATCAAGTGGAGATCAAACAGCTAATCTAAAGTCATTACAAGGCGTTACAACGTTTGTATTAGATGAAGCAGAAGAACTTACTAATGAAGATACATTTGACAAGATTGATTTGTCAGTAAGACAACAAGGCAAACATAATAGAGTGATACTAATACTAAATCCTACAACTAAAGAACATTGGATATATAAAAGATTCTTTGAAGATAAAGGAATACAAGAAGGCACAAATGAATCAAAAGATAATATCACTTACATACACACTACCTATTTAGATAACTTAAAAAACCTTTCAAAAAGTTATATAAATCAAATTGAAAACATAAAGAAACGTAGACCAGAAAAATATAAACATCAAATGCTTGGAGGGTGGCTTAACAAAGCAGAGGGTGTTATATTAACTAACTGGTCAATAGGAGAATTTAAAAAAGTGGGAGTTAGTGTATTTGGTCAAGACTTTGGATTTAATGACCCTAACACATTAGTAGAAACTAATATAGATACAACAAGAAAGATTATTTATCTAAAAGAATGTTTTTACTTAAATGGTTTGACAACAACAGAAATAGCACGTTTGAATATGAAACACGCTACAGACAATTTAATAATTGGAGATGCAGCAGAAAAAAGACTGATCTATGAATTAAAACAAAAAGGTTGTAATATAGTTTCTTCAATAAAAGGAGCTGGTTCTATAACTTATGGAATATCATTATTACAAGACTATGATTTAATAGTAGATGAGCAAAGCATAAATTTAATCAAGGAACTAAACAACTATAGTTGGCTTGAGAAGAAATCTAACACACCAATAGATAAACATAACCATCTTATTGATGCAATTAGATATGCAGTAAGTTACCAGCTACAGAATCCCAATAGGGGTAAATACTATATACAATGATATGGAATGTAAAAAATGTAAACAGACAATGACAATATATTCAGGTAAAGACAATAAGGACTACTACTATTGTAGGGAGTGTGATATTATAGAGTTTGAATAAGCTTTATTAACACATTTGTTATTTATTTTGTATATTGCATATATGAAATTAACAGAAGAACAAATTGAAATAGCAGAAACAGAACATACGTTTATGTTAATATTTGAACCTAACTCAAGAAGATATAGTAAGAAATTATGGAACTTATATAAAATACAAGTATGGGTTACTTATAAAGATGGTAGGTTCTATAAAGCTGATAATAAAGGGTGGTTATAAATAAGTTATTAAATATTTTGTTAATTAAATAAATAGTTGTATATTGCAGTATAATTGCAATGAAGCAGTTATATAAACAAACATAACAAATGACAATAAATAAAATAACAATCGAAGATAAGTTTAAACTTATAAACATAGAAGCAACATTAAAAATGTTGTTAGTACATTCAGACCTGCCTAAATATCAGAAAGACTGGGTGGCAGAATCCTATAAAAATATTTTAGATTTTAAACATCAAAACGATATACTATGAAAAAAAGACAGTATAGATCAAATCAAGGCCGTAATCCTAAAAGGGAAGAAGCTATGTTTAACACAATCAAAGTAGCATTTGTATTATTAGTTATTGCTACTATTGTAAATTTAATTTTATCATAATGAAATACTATTACGAAGATAACGGAAACAGAAGATATTACATTGCAAAGAAAATATCTAAAAAACAAAACAAAGAAACATTTTTAAAGATTGCAGGTTATGCAGCTATTGGCTGGGCAGTATTTTATATTGCATTGTTTTTTTTCTTACATTTGTTAGAAATGGCAGTATGAGAAACAAAATACAGAACATACAAGATTTAGAATACAGTAACAATCAAATATTAATTGGAGAACTAATTAAAAAGTGGTTAAAGGCAAAACCTAAAAACAAAGAGGTTCTAAAATTAAGAGATGCGTTTATTGATAATTCAATTTACGTTGCAGGTTTACAAAATGATCTTACAGCTTCTAAAATGGCTAATAGTGAATATAGAGAAAGAATGAACGAAGCCTTGTATGATTTAGAATTAATAAAAGAAGAAAATAAATATTATAGTGAGTGACTATATAATTGAGTTGTTTTGTTTGGAAAAAGGGTGTTAGAAATAGCACCTTTTTTTTTATACTAAAATCCTACTTTAATTACGTTATATAAGTATGAAAGCTAATATAAACGTTCCTAACGAACTTAATGAGATTACACTAAAGCAATATCAAAGGTTCTTAAAAGCACAAGACAAAGCAAAGGATAATAACTTCATACAGACTAAAATGATTGAGATATTTTGTAGGGTAAAACCACAAAATGCTCTTAACATAAGATTGTCAGATGCAGAACGTATCACAAGAATAATATCAGAAATGTTTGAGCAAAAGCCTGATTTAGTACAGTCCTTTTGGCTTAACAATGTAGAGTATGGTTTTGTCCCTGATCTTGATGAAATTACATTAGGAGAATATATTGACCTTGATACTTATATGGGAGACTGGGATAATATAGAAATAGCAATGAATGTATTATACCGACCTATCAAACAGAAACTTGGAAACAAGTATTTAATAGATGACTATGACCCCGATAAAAAGGACAGAATTACTACAATGCCTATGGATGCTGTATTCGGTTCTATACTTTTTTTTTATCGTTTAGGGATAGAATTATCGAAAACTATGATGAATTATTTGGAGAACAAGGAGGAGAAACAACTTCTGGACGTGCTGGATTTGCAAAAAAGTGGGGATGGTATTCGAGCCTTTACGGACTCGCTGGAGGAGATATTACAAGATTTGAAGATATCACAAAATTAGAAATGCATAAATGTTTAATGATGTTAGCATTTATGAAAGACAAAAACGAATTAGAATCGAAACAAATAAAAAGTAAGTTTAAATGAGCCAACAAGGAATAAGGGGATTTTACCAATTAACTGAAACAATAAAAGACCAGCTTTTAGCTGACATAAATTGTAATACAGTAACTACAGGAGACCTATATGATGTTAACCTTAACAAGCAAGACATATTCCCTCTTGCTCACATTATAGTCAACAACGTAACACAAGAAGAACAAACACTTACGTTTAACATAAGCATTCTTGCAATGGATATTGTAGATCAATCTAAATTACCAACAGAAGATAGGTTTATAGGAAACAATAATGAACAAGATATACTTAACACACAATTAGCAGTATTAAATAAAGTAATACAAGTTTTAAGAATGGGTACTTTATACAAAGACCAGTATCAATTAGATAATCCCGTAAATTGTGAACCATTTTATGATAGGTTTGAAAACCAATTAGCTGGATGGACTGCAACAATGGATATTGTAATTTATAACGACATAAGAATCTGTTAATGAACTTTGAAAATATAAATAAGGCTCTTAATGATTTTGGAAGGTATGTTGTTCAACAAGCCAGATCAAGACTGACTAAAAACAAACAAGGTGGAGGAGCATTGTATGAATCAATAAGATACACATTAGATGAAGAACAAAAAGGATTTATACTTGACTTCTATATGGAAGATTACGGTATATTTCAAGATCAAGGTGTAAAGGGTGCTAATCCTGCATTAATAAAAGGAGGTAGACAAAAAGCTCCTAACAGTAAGTTTAGTTATAAACAAAA